GTTTCAGCCCAGTTGTCTCCGACATTATACTCTCCATCTAAGGGGCAGGCAAGTTCTAAGACTGCTCCTGCATCTATGATTGCTTTAACACCAAGCCTGCCAACCTCAGCAGCCTGATCCTCATGTACTTCAACCTGCCACTCATCGTGAACATTAGCTACTATCCTAGCTTTTAACTCCCTGATAGATTCATCAAAGAGTATAAGAGCCTGCTTCATAACTACAGCACCCGCACCTTGTAGAAGCGTGTTAAGTGCTGAATGCTCAGACCTGACAAATATCTTACGACCATCTAAACCTTTAAGGAATCCTTTTTCAGACGCTGTTGATACTCTTCTTTTAAGATCTCTAAATGATGGAAGATTATCGAAGAATGATTGTCTAAGTCCTGCACCAATTGCTGTACCTCCTCCAACCACTGTCCCCAGCTTCTCATCTCCTGCTCCGTACAAGAGGGCATAGATAAAAGTCTTAGCCTGATTTCTTGATTCAAGGCCAGCAAGTTTCTGATTAGTGGTGTGTATGTCTCCGTTAATGATTTCATTTGTATACTCCTCATCGTTCATGTAATGAGCAAGCATTCTCAGTTCAAGCTGGCTGGCATCAATACCTACTAGCTTATAGCCGTAAGGTACTATCCAGCATTCTCTACACTCCTTGCCATAAGGTGAAGACAGGTTAGGAACTTGGGCCATGTTAGGATTTCTGTGAGTCATACGTCCTGTAATAGTTCCGTTTGGTATAACAAAACCATGTACACGAGTATCATCACCAAGCACCTTGAGCCAAGATTTAATCTGCGCCTCACGTTTCTGGTACATAAGAAAAGATTTAATTAGATCTGCTTGAGGAATGTTCTCAATTTTGGATAGGGTCTTTTCATTTACTACAGGTCTACCATTCTCAGTAAACTCTTCAGGAGCCCATCCAAACTCCTGAAGATACTCACCTACTTGTTTACGTGACGCTATATTAAAAGGAACCATAGTCCTCCTAGTTAAGCTGAACAGTCCCGGCATTTGTACAAACTTATCATACTCATCAGGAGTCAGTCTAACACCTTTACCTCCGGGGTTATCCCACCTACCAGTCTTAGCTAAGCTTCCTGATTTATTATCTTTACGATAAATATACCTCTCATCAATCTTAGGTTTAAATACTTTCTCAACCTCTTGCTGAGTCTCTGCCATCTTCTCGCGCATTAATGCTAACAACATCTCAGCCCTGAACTCATCGAAGTAGAACCCATAAGCTTCTTGAGATTTCAAGATGCGCGCTGATGCAGTCTCAATCTCAATAGACTTAGGATCAAACCCAGAACTTTCATTCCTGAGAGCATGATACACCTGAACATTTAAATCTACATCACGCTTACAGTATATTAACATCTCCTTAGAGTAGCGTTCAAACTGATCAAACTCTATCTTAGCAAGACCAAGACGCTGGCCCCACATGCCTAGACTATGACCACCTTCTCTTACAGGATTGAACAGCCGAGAAAGAACTAAGGTATCTATGATTCTCTGAGAACCTAGTTTAAATGATGTAAGCCTCTCCAAGACAGGAATGTCAAAGCCAATTATATTATGGCCTGACAACATTTCTGCCTTGTTTAAAAGCTTAACACCTTCTTCTATTTCATTTGGTGAATACTCCCATACTTGATTTGTATCAACATCTTGAATAACTAGACACCACACTACAGTGGCATCCAGACCATCTGTTTCAATATCAAATAAAAGTTTCATTCAAAAGCCGTGTCACCTGTATCTTCAAATTCAATATCAGAATACTCAACCTCAGAGAGTCTACCAGTGTCCTTGTCATAAAGCAAATGTGTAGCAATACCAACATCACCAGTGTACCTTGACTTCAATATCCTTACACGAGTAGTAGCAGCCTCTATCGGATCATCAGCTTGCTGGTTCCGTTCTAAGGTAATGATAGAATCAGAAACCTGACCAATGCTATGTGATCCACGCAGGTGACTGATGTCAGTCTCAGCGCCCTTCTCATGGCCCTTGTTGCCGTCAATGCGTCTAAGGTGGGACACCAGTATCAGCCCTGCTCCAGTCTCCTCTGCAAGGCTCCTGAGGCGTGTCATAATGGAATCAATAGACCTCCGCTCATCACCTTCCAAGGTAGCAGATACCATCATGTGTAGGTGGTCAATTACAATCCATCTACATTCACAACCTATGATCATGTAGCGAAGCTTGCTAAAGATTCCATCAATGTCATTGCTGCCAAAGTGAGCATGAATCCACACTCTATCTCTATTGTCATTATCGACAAAGAGATCATCAAATAGAATTGAAAGTTCTTCCTTAGAATAACCTTCTCTAATCCTATCAATGTGGAGTCTGTCATTAGCTTCAATAGACAGGATACCATCAACAGTCCTAGTCCAGTCCTCCTCCAAAGCTATAATACCAATGTTATCTTTAGAGTTCTTGATCAACCAGTGTTCAAGCTCGCGAGTAACAGAAGTCTTCCCGAGACCTGTGCCACCTGCAAGAGTCACTAACTCACCCTGCCTCAGACCTTCAAGCTTCTTGTTAAGACCTTCCCAAGGATAAGGAATCGCTTCCTTTTTTGAACGGTTGTGAAACTTATCCTTATTCTCCGATATGTTCATAACACCGGAAGGTGTATAGGTTTTAGCATTCCACCAAGACGAAACAAAAAGACCATGACCATTCTTTCTCAAGATGTCATTAGCATCTTTGAAACCTTCAGGCATTAGCATTATCTTTGCCTTGTTAGGTTTCAACAAACGCGCTACTTTCTTTGCTGCCTCCTGTCCCGGTTTGTCAGAGTCAAAAGCAATGATGATGTTATCGAAGCGTTCTAGAAATTCTATATTAGCCTTAACATCTTTCTCTGCTGACTGTGCTCCACCTTTTATTGAGATGGCTGGGAACTTAGAACCAAGTAACTCATAAGCTGCCATAGCATCACACTCACCTTCAGTGATGGTAAGGTACTTGCCGCCAGTATCATTGCACAACTGCTGACCAAACAGGCCACACTCCTGAATGGGACCGCTGCTTAAAAATCCCTTAGAGTTTACAACCCTAGTTTTAAAAGCTACTTCTTCAGCCCCATTAAAGTATGGGTAGAAGTGTTTTAGAACACGTCCCTCACTATTGATAACAGATTTAACTCCATACTTCTTGGCAGTATCTAGATTAATACTACGGTCAGTTAAAGGATTAAATCCTCCATCATTAGGATTGGAATTATCTTTGATCAACGTGGGCTTAGATGGCTCCACTGTATCTTCCTCCTCCTCATAATTTTTATAATACTTTGTACAAGAATGACACCAAGCTGTACCATCAGTATTAATAGTTAAACATTTTTTATGTCCGCAGGCGGGACAGTCTTCATGTGTTTTTTCGTATGCCATAAAGGTTGGGGAGCCTATGACTCCCCCTCATCTCCTTTAACTGAATGCTCAATTTTCTGAGCAATGTTAGTACGTGCTGCATTTAAAACTGCCAGACGTTTAGTCAACGCATTGATCTCAGGAACAATCTCTGTGAGTAGGGAATAACCAAACCTTCCCTCCTCACTGAGTTCTTCCACAGGATACTCAACGTCGTTAATAGTCACGACAGGTTTAGATTCTTCTTCCATATACTCCCTCCTTTAAAAGGCTAAGTTTGCGGCAGATTCGCCTGACTCGACATTGTCTCCGAGATACTCAACCAAGTCAATGATCTGAACATTCTCAAGGATAGGCCGACGGTACTTGCCCTCACCATATTCTGAATGCCGCCACTGTACAGCAACTTTAGAACCATTGCCCAGTGACACATCAACATCATTTTTCTCTTGATCTACTAGGCGTGGTTTACGGTTTGGTCTACCCTTTGAACCAAGCTCCCACTGCTGGAATGTGATTACAGGGTCTTCTGTAAATGATGCACGTCCGGCAGCCTTCATTCCACAGTTGTATCCGGCGTCTTGAAACTTCTGAAACACGTCATCAGACACGGCAAGATTAACAATGTACAGATTCTTTTCTCCATTGTAGTCAGGCTTAGGAATAGTAACACTACTATAATAAGCTACACCTTCTACTACTTGTGGAATACCATTAATATTTTGCATTAAAAATAATCTCCTTCGTTAGAACTAATAATTATTGCACATCATCTTAAGGGAAACAACCCTAATCAGAAAGATTTTCTAAAAACTTTATAAAAAGTTCTAGAAGTTCTTCTTCATTTAGAATTATTCTATCTATTATCACCTCCTGTTTTACAAATGTAATAAATTTATTTTTAACTCTATCTCTTGGAAGCTTAGAACCAATTCTCATTGCGAAAAGGTAACACCAGAACTCATCAACATCATCTTCAATCATCCTATGAACCTCCGTAAGCAATTGATTTTATTGATTCTAGCATATTTTTTAGAAGATGTCAAGCCCCCAAAGAATTAAACCTAGACCAACAAGAACTACTATAACAGTCTCTGGATCATTATCAAGAGCTTCTAAAAATTTAAGTGGTTTCTTATTCATCTTCTTTGTACTGTGATAAAAGAATACCTAATAGAACTAAACATATTCCGGGGAAAGCAACAGTAAAACCTATTACTATTATTGTCCACGTAGAAATTTCTAAAAGCTTCTTCATTTTAAATCCTTTTAATTGGTCTCCCCGGTAGGATTTGAACCTACAACCCTTAGCTTAGAAGGCTAATGCTCTATCCAATTGAGCTACGGGGAGTAGAAGAGATGATTATCTATCTGAGTAACTTTTGTTTTACTGTTTGCCCAATAAGGATTAACCGTAGTGCTATGATACCATAGGCTACCCTCAGTTATATCAGGTAATGTTCTCAACAAAACTCTCTTAGCAACATTAACGGCCTTGTCCCAAGCCAGCCTATCTGTTATGCTTTCAGCTTTTCCATCACAATACCAGCTAAACTGACATCTATGTTTAATAGGTAGGATGTTTCCTCTATTAGAAATGTATGATGGTCCTTCAAAAATAACATCACAGGGATTGTTAGGAAAGTGTTTTGATTCTACACGATTCATAACAACTTGAGCTACAGCTATCTGCCCAACAAAAGATTCTGAGGCTGCTTCAAAGTAAACATTCTGTGCCATACAGTGTAAACTTCTGTTAGCATAAATCTCTAAAGAAGTCGTCAACAGGCATAGCAAGGTCAGTATTATTTTCAAGCGCATATATTAAAACCTTTGAATTTTCTATGAATTTATCAAAATCTTCTTCTTGTTTTAAAAGTTTCCAGAACTTATATATTTCTTTAATGTTCATTTCTTTTCTTTCCTTAATAGTATTAGAAGTTTTAAACCTTCTTTAATTTCTGCCTCAATATTATTATCATCCTTTAACACTTCAATGATTGATATTATCTTTTGTGGAGTGGCGAAAGATTTACTAGAATTTAACTCTAAACAGATGTCCTGAAAAGTTCTGTTAAGTCTTTGCACTTCTTCATAGTTGTCTTGAGAATTTCTTAAAGGAGAATCCCATGTTACTATAGGCTGCTTATATACTTCTCTCTCTTTTCGTATTGATTTTTCCCAATGTTCCTCTAGCATCCAGAAGGATCTCTTTAGACCTGTTAATATATTGTTTTCTAATCTATTTCTAAAAGCTTCAATCATTACTATTCCTCAAAAAGGTGGTGCCCCGAGCCGGACTTGAACCGGCAAGGCCATTAAGGCCGGGAGATTTTAAGTCTCCTGTGTATACCTATTCCACCATCGGGGCGGTTAAAGTTATTGGTTGTAAACGTACCATATTGATGCTATTCCTAACAGCAAGACGCCTTGCCCAAACATCAGTATACCTACACCAACGACGGTCTCCATTAAGTATTGATTGTCAGGATATAGGTTCCATCTTCATGGCCGTTCTCCTGCAACCAGTCTTGATCTGCTTTAACCAGAGAATATTTCCCTTTCATATATAGGTTTGCTGATCTGGACAAAGAGGCTCGATCTGCAGGTGCTACAGGTATCCATGCGTTTGCGTGAGGAGCCATATCTTCTAGCAAGGTTTTCCATTTACCTTTCTTTCCTCTCTTCGATACAGGTGCTGGAATGTCTGTATAAAATTTAATAGTCATAATTAGATCCATCAGAAAATGTTATATGTACTTTAGTATTACGTGTAAAGAGTGTAGCTCTATTGTCGAACTCGCTTACAAGCGTCTCAGGTTTTTCCAAATTTAATCCCTCCTTCTTAAGCCAGTATTGGAATAGTTCAGATAGTGTAGCATCTTCAAGCATTTCTCTTACCAAGTTTTTTCATGGTACATTTGTAACAGTACAACAATTTGTCGAAGTAAAACATTTTATGTCGTAACTCTTTGTTACAACAAATAATACAAATCTCTTCGTCATGGTTTATCATTAGCTACTATACCCTAAGTTTTCCCAAGCTTCATCAGTGATTCCAGTCTTTATGAACTCACGCTCAGAAGATGTCAAGTCAGGCATCGCAACTTGAATCAGTGTTCCTTCATGCCAGATCCTAATCTGTTCCTCTGTTACATTAATCTCCTGTTTGTTTTGAACACCAGTGATAGGACATTTGCGAATGATTAACATTTTATTTCCTCCTCTTTGTGTTTGCCCAAAACGACACTTGTTGATTAACAGCTTTATTTAAATTTGAAACAAGCATACTTTCTGTCCTTTCAGAATTTAGTCCTATGATTAAGTTTGCTGGAATACCACAATCAATATATATAAAATCCTCCTCAGCGTTAAGGGTAAGAGTTATTCTTCCTTCCTCATTCTCTAGGATATGAAAAGAAATTAAATCGTCAATAGAAATTGAGTTATTCATCTTCAATCCTAATAAGAAAAGCTACGAGTGAGCTAGTGACTGCTAAAAATAAACATATAAGATAGTCACATAGTGGCACAATACCTGTGTAAAAGCCAAAGGTACAGAGTGCTAGTAGGAACAGTGAAAAACACATAACAAATATTAGATTATCTTTTGTCATTTTACAACCTTAATACCTTGAACCAGAATCTCTTCTAGCAATTCATCTAGGTAATGTTCCATGCCTCCTTGATCTAAATCTATTTGATCCGTTATCCTTTCGACTATTAACAATTTTCTCCAATTCTGAAAGATGGTTAGTTTTGTCTCTACTCTGCTAGACCCGCCTGTGAAAAAGTCTGAGTCGGCACAGGCTACCAGCATGTAATGGATTTCATTGCCTCTCATCAAGAGGGTATTGGTTGTACCGTCTCTCAAGGAGGAATGTGAAATTAAATGCATTTTAAAATCCTCAAAGCAGTTTAACGTCATGCTCAGGACAGGTTGGTTTATGCTGCTAGAAGTTTAAGCGTGCCTCGTACAGACTCCTGCTGGCGTGCCTTGATTGTAAGGACACTGTTACTGTTGGTCTTGTCACCTACTGGAGCATGAGTAGACCAATGAGTGAGAGCGTTGTATACCGCCCATTCATTATTACCTAGTTCCTTTTTCTCATGGACAATATACTGGTTCCACATAAATTTGAGCGATTTATTTTTAATTTTAGACAGCAGATCCACCAGCGGTACGTCCCAAGACTCAGCAACAACAGAACAATCCGCAGCCTTTGCGAAAATCTCTAGTGCCTGTCGGTCAGATATGGTGGACTCTTTCCAACGATGCCAGCGTTCTGCCTCAATTTCAAAAGTCTTGATAGCTTCAACCATCTTGCGCCTAGCGTGATCTAAGTTAAGGTTCTTTGTGTGTCGAGACTTGTATAGACAAACGTTGTCAGCAAAGATTTGACCGTTGAGACAAGCCATTCTGATAGCACCCGCCTGAAAAACCGCAGGCCATGAGCCATCGAAGCTTGAGCGTGCCAACAGTTGAAACTGTGACGTGTCGCCGCTCCCAAGATCAATCTCGTAGTGTGGGAATGTCATCTGTACGAGACCACGCGAGCCGTTAGGTGACATCTGCGAGTTAACCTTCACACCTTCTGAATTGATTCCAGAATTTTTACAAATTCCTACAAGTTGTTTGTACAAGTCGCTGTACTGAGCGCCCTGAAAATTATATGAATTATTCACAATTGATATAGGCGGTGAGACACCTCCCACAATGTGCAGTCCCTTCCTATCAGGATCACTGTGAAAATTATCATTATCCTTATAGAAAATCGGACGTGACTCAATCACGGTGTTGACAATTTCCGGAGGTTCCAAAAGGTCCAGCGGGTTGTTTGAAATTGATACTACGTTCATAATCATTTACCTTTTTGTTTTGAAGTGTTACTACTTTATAGTAATCAATCTTGAGTGTAAACCTTTATTGTAACAATTTGTAAAACAATGCCCATGATGATACATATTGCTGGCATGTAGTAAGATAGAATCTTATCGCGTATTGAAACAGTCCCTCCCATTTCTAGTATTTGAAACTCTGCAATTGCAATGTTCTGTATCAACATGATACCAGAAACAATACAGAAAGTACTCAGTAGTGCGGCCAAGCTTATCGCTGTGTGTCTGATCATGCTGTTATCATCAGTTCCAATTGTGATTGTGTATCAGCGATGCCCACAGCGATTCCCATCGCCTTAATCTGCCTTATGGTGTGAGGCGTCAGTGTCTTTGTTCCAGCGATTTCCGCGAATCTCCGCGAGTTCTCAC